CATTATTTGCATTTGCTGTGATCACTGAGTCAATCAAAGCCTGTAATTGTGTTTTATCTAATATTGCCATATTTAAAAATTATTAAAATCATTATTAAAATCATTGTTAAAATCTCCAATGATCTCCTCCTCTCCTGTAGTTACGAACAGATCAGGCCTTGTCTTAAAATAGTTTTTTACAGACAAATCAATTGCTGTATCATCAATCAGCACCTCATCTCCAAAAGAGAAAATATGATCAAGATTAATCACATTGTCATTATCTCTGATCAGAGAGAAAATTCCCTCCACAGATCCTGTCTCTTGGATTGCAAGATCATAAATATTTTGATCTGTCTTGAGTTTATATCTGCTCATTTTGTCTTGCTGATATCCTGATTGATCCATCTCTTAAAAGTGAGATATCATCTACCTTAAAATTATCATATTCTAATTGAACAGACACTCTTTTTTTGATTGTGTCCTTGTCCAATGTACTATTTAAAAAATTAAGAGCACCAACTCCCACAAGAGGATGCTGTCTGTACTCTCCTTTATTAGTGATCAATATATCCTCAATATGAGTCTGCTCTGACTCCTCAAGGATCCAATCTCCCTGCTTTATTGGAGCAGTTTTGTTGTATATTACATCAGTGATCATTATCCTTGTTTTACTTTTGTACTCTCAATATTTGTATTATACAGACCTTGTGGAGGCAATGCTGCAACTCCTGCACTCACAGCACTCCAAGCAGGGATCAAAGGAGCAAATAAAGGGATTGATCCTGCAACTGAGGCCTGTGAGGCTCCAAGTGCTGCAATCAAGACCTCAAGAGCTGTGATCCTTGCTGTAGTCTTATTTAATTCAGTTCTCAATGTGGGAGTGATCGTCAAGCCTCCATCTGAGTCTCCATTTAATTTGATCAAGTCCTTATCTACCTCCAAAGATATATCTTTTATTTTGATAAATACCTTGTCAATTACTGCACTGAGAGAAACAAAAGCCAAGACAGGACTCACAAAAGTCACATACACAACTGAGTCCACAGCAGGCACAGCCACAATCCCTGTCTCATCTGTTAGATCTGCATTGAGTAAAACATCAAAAATCTTTGCAGTTTTGTCCAATGGCTCAACATCACAAGTGCTCTCTGCCTCATTCACAGATAAGACTCTGCAAGGCTTTGAGACAATTGGGATCCTCTTTTTAATAATCTCATTTATTGCATCTCTGATTGTCATATCTAATTGCTAATTTTTCTATCAAGTTTTATCACTCTCCTAAATCCTGAGACTCCAAATGATACAGATACACCTTTGACAAGATATGTCCCATCCTGCTCAGGAGTCACTCTGCTTGTGATCTTTGCTGCATCATTTTGCTGTACAAATGGCACTCCAAAAGCTGTCAGATCTCCTGTGTATCCATCCACTTTGATCCTGTCAAGCTCTCTCTGAGCTGTGGCCTCAAGATCTTTTTTTGGTATATTAGTGAAATAAAAAGTCCTTTGCTCTCCATTTGGATCTCCAAGCTCAATCTCCTCTGTTGTATTATCAGAGTTTGATGATATTGCTTTGACTTTGATCTGTTTGTCATCTGATCTTGTATAGACAAGATTTGATGAGTCAGCCACATTGTACTCAAGATCATACTGCTGCTCCTGCTGTAGCTCCTCTCTGTAAGGCAGGCCACAGAACAGCTTGCCATCCTGTATAAAAGTAATTAATCCGTAAGTCTTTTTTAACTCCTCAAAGACCTCAACAATGCTTGCATTTGAGATGCTAAACTTGCCAAGCTCAATGTCATCTGCATCAAAGTCAATTGCATAATCTCCTGATAAAAGATCAGAGATCAATGTCTTTAAATTTACGGATTTGTATGAGTTTGTAATATTACTCTGTTTTAATTTCCACATAAAATCCTCACAAAGGATCTCAATTGGCAGAGATGGCTTGACATCTGATATAAATCCAATAAACTCCCTGTTTAATTGATCATCATATCCAAGCCAAATCTCCACAGCATCTCCTCTCTTGAATAAAGGATTTGATCCTGAGATGATGGGCTCTCCATTAAACTCCAATTTTTTTGGGAGCCTGATTGAGGCCTTATCTGTGAACTCATCCCAAGAGCTCTCAATTGTGAGCTCATTGACATAATTAAACTCAAATTTGCCAATTAATATCCTACAAGTTAGCCTCTGCATTTATCTGCAATTCAATTGGATTGTCACTTAATGCATTTATTGAAAATGCCTGTCTATTTCTAAAGCCTGCCTCCTGTGGGAAGCTAAAATCTGTGATCACAAGATCAAAGGATCCAAATTTATCCAAAAACTCTGAGGTAAAATCCAAAGAAATTGGAGCATTTAAGATCTCATTTAATGTCCTCAATTGCTCAGCAGGATAAGAGTCATTGTCATCAGATACCAAAAAGCCATTAATGCTGATCACATAATCTCCTTTTGAGATATACTCCTTGATTGTGCCTGATCTCCCCTGTACTTCTGTAGTGACTACATTCTTTGATTGATTAATATTGATCAATACTGAGTCAAGATCAATCCCATCAAATGAGACAGACTGATTGCCTGCTGTGTAGCTCCCTGCTTTAAAGGATACATTTGAGACAATTGGAGTCCCAAGAGCTGAGATCTTGATGATGTCATCTGATAAGTCATCAGGATCAAAAGTGTACTCTTGATCATCTGATGTCAGCCCTTTGCTATTAAAGAAAAAATTTGCCATTTATCCTGATATTATATTTACATCATTGACTGCTGTCAGCAATGCTTTGGAGACCTCATCTCTCATCTGAGCAGTCCCCTCTTTTAAATTTGTAGTATTGATTGAGAGCTCCTCAATTAATTTATTAATAGTGATATTGATATTTGTCAGCTTTGATCCTTTTGCTCCTGACACATCTCCTGAGACAGCTCCTGTGGCTTTGACTCCTCCTCCTGCTTTTGTCACTCCTCCTCCTGCAGGAGATCCTGACACTGCCTCTGCTCCTATTGGCACATCAACACCCTCACTCTCAATCTTATCCTTGCCTTTTGCAAATCCATCCTCAAATGATGTACTTAAATTATCTGATAAGCCATCAAAGATCTTTTTTGCTCCTGCAAAGTCTCCTATTAAAAATCTCCCAAACATCTCCACAAGTGATCCAAATGATGATGCAAGAGTCTTGATGACCTCCCAAGTGCCAAGCAATACACCTCTGAACGTTTCTGATTTTTTCCAAGCAAGCACAAAGCCTGCTGCAAGCAATGCCACTCCTGCCACTATTAATCCCACAGGATTTGCATTTAATGCTGCATTTAATAGCCATTGTGCTCCTGTCATTACATTTGTGACTCCTGTCATAAAAGCTGTAGAAATTGCTGCTGTATTTGTAGCAATTGAGTAAGCAATCACTCCTGCTGCTAATATCCCAATCACATCAATATTATTTGATACAAAGGAGGCCAAAGAGGCCAATCCGTCAATTACTACTCTAATTACAGGCTCAAGGATTGATCCTAAAGTGATTGCAAGTCCCTCCATTGAAGATCCTAACATCTTCAAAGATCCGTCAAGATTGTCATTGTTAATCCTTTGCTGCTCAAGAGCTGTCCCTGAGACAGAGACTGCTCCTGTAAACTCTGCAAATTTATCTCTATTATTGATTAAGGATGCTGCTCCCACTGCTGAGATCTTTCCAAATTTGTCAGCAGCCTTGCCTGTGTTACCATATCCCTCAGCAGCTAAATTGTCTAAGGCTGCAGTCATTCCAACTACTGCAGGATTAAATTTATCAGCTCCTTTGCTTAATTCTAAAAATACATTTTTCAACTGCAGGCCTGCTGTGGTTGGCTCTGTCACTTTTGGAGCAATTGTCTCAATTGCTGCAACCATCTCTTGAAAGTTTAGCCCTGCATCTGATGCTGTGGCTCCTGCCTTTTCTATAGCTGCATTTAAAAAAGGGATGTCTGCAGCTCCTGCTTTTGATCCTGCTGCTAATGTGTCAATCACAGATCTTGACTCTCCTGCTGAGAGAGTAAATTGATTAAGTGCTCCTGTCAATGCGTTTGCTGCTGTAGGCATATCGATCCCTGCAGCCTCTGCCAATATTGCTGCCTCATTTGTAACTGCTGCAAGTCCATCAGAGCTCTTGAGTAGATCAGGGAACTTTGAGCCAATCAAAGTCATTGCCTCTGCTGCCTGTGTAGCTGATAGCGTTGTTGTGGCTCCCATCTCTTTTGCCTTGCCTCTCAAAAAATCAAGCTCCTCCCCTTGCTTGCCTGTCAAACTTGACAGAGTGCTGACAGACTTCTCAAAGTTTTTATTTACATTTATGACTGATGTGATCCCTGCCACAACTGCTGCAGCACCAAATGCAGGAGCAAGGCCTGCAAAAGCTGATTTTAATCCACTTGCTTTGCTTGTTACTTTGTCAAGTTTAGGACTGATATTGTCCTTGACATTTATTACATATTCTACTTTTTGCGTGCC